TTCTAACTTTTTTTTCTGCTGCTAATGCATTATTACCAACTCTTTGTGATCCATCCGGATTTACATTATTCCAATAATCATTTAAATTTGGAACTTTAGCGAAGTTTGGTACATTAATTCGTGGATTATTTTGATCTGTTGTGTCTAATATATTGGGAACTCCAAATAAATCACCACCTCTTATATTATCAAATATTTGAATTCTTAAGCAGTCAGTAGAATTATCAATTGTTTTCAGAGGATAACGAAATATTGTATTGTCTAGACCAGCATTTTGATTTCTCATTGTGTTGGCTTTGACGCCACCTTGATTTTCTTGCGACTTAGCAATCTGCTTAGCTCTCTCAGCAGCCCTGGTCGCTTTCCATTCTTTTAATCTTGCGGCTTGTTGTTCCCTTTTACTCATTCCCAGGTAAGGATTTGTTGCAGGCATTTATATCGAGATTTTTAAATATTTAGCCGCCTACTTTGAAATCTCTAATTGGCAGCATCATAACGTCTCTCAATTCTGAAGGATAGATTTCATAAATCCCATCAGATATAACTTCACTTGCAAGATAGTTTCTTATTGATTGACCACGACCCAACCAGTGAAAGTTTTGTGCTACCCATCCATTATCTGATAATCCACGCATTTGAACAACAGGATTTCTGTCGTATCTCAAACCAGGAGTAATAGCGACATACTTATAGACGTATAGTTTTCCTGGTATTGGGGCGTCTGATTTTTGAAGTACGGATAGTAATTGATCCATTACAATATCTGGATCTCTAACACCAATCACTTTGTTCGTTATGACACGAACCCTATTACGATTTTCATCAGTATCTGTAGGTCTTTCTGCTGCTGCCGCTGCTGCTTTTGCCGCACGCTGTTCAGCAAGTTTTCTTCTTTGTGATTGAAGTAGAGTTTCTCTTTTTACCATTAGTTGATACCGAGTTCTTTCTCCGTCATTACTTTAAACTCCCACATCCGATCAGCACAAAATTCTTTTGCTGCTTTCCACTTCGCTTGATTTTTGGCATATTCAAATGCCTCATTTAAATATTTTTTTGTCTGTCTTTTTGGTTTGGGTGGAGGAGAACACTGTCTCAAAGGTTTTACTTCAATCAAAGATGATCTGATTTTACCATTCACATCTTTGTACTTGATAAAAAAGTCTGGAAAGTATCTATGGACTTTATTATCAATAGGAGAACGATAAGGAATACAGAATTCTTCAGATTGCCATTCTAATATATTTTCGTTCTTATCACAGTAAACCATGAACTTACGTTCCCAAAGAGAACGGTATATGATATTGGTTGGATCACCTTTATATTTCTTTGGGTAAGAGGGTTTGTATTTTCCCTTATATGACATCTAAATAACTAAACAATCACCTAAGAGTATTTAGAGTGCCTAGACCATTTCCGAAAAAGATATCTCAGATAAAACCAACTTTAACTAATGTTGCTCTAACCAATCACTATTCCGTAGAGTTTGGATTGCATCAATATGAATTGAGAACATACTTAAAGGATAGAGGTCTCGATTCCAGATATATTACTGAATCTATTGGTCTTCTCTGCAGTAGAGCACAACTTCCTGGTAGTGGTTTAGCAACCGCAGATATTGTAGGAAACTATCAGGGTGTGTCAGAAAAGATGGCACATAGCAGATTGTTCACTAGAATGACAATGGAGTTCTATGTGGACACTGGATATAGAAGTTTGAAGTTCCTAGAACACTGGATGGAATTCATTGCCAGTGGTTCAACAACTGGTAGAGATCGAGTTTCTAGAACTGATGAAAGATATTACTTTAGGATGAGATATCCTGAGGAATATAAATCTGATGAAACCAGAATTATAAAGTTTGAGAGAGATTATAAGAGATATATTGAGTATAGATTTTGGGGTTTATTCCCAATATCATTAGATTCTACTACAGTATCATATGAAGGTACAAATTTATTGAAGGCAACAGCATCATTCCATTTTGATAGATATATTTCTGGTCAGTCACGTTCTTTAAATATTAATCAAGGAACTGATGGTAATAGAGATCAACCACCAACTGGAACTGGACAAAGAAATAACAATCCAACAGACTCTCAACAACAAGCGTCTGTGTATGGAAACTATTCTTTAGGTTCAGCAAACTATTTAAATGATGATCTTGGAATTAGTCTTAAAGGTAGAATAAGTAACATTGATTGGATGACTGGTGGTTCAGTTCTTTCTGATGAACAGATTGCTAATTCTGCTATAAGTCAAAGACAAATTTGATAACCTCTCTAAATAATTTTACTGACGTGCATGAATCGTAATGCCTTTACCTAAGATCGCTACACCGACGTATGAGTTGGTGATTCCTTCTAC